GTGCCACTTGATTGCTTCATATTCTGGATATATGCTTGCAATCCTTTACGCGAATACCTCAAATTATACTTATCTAATTTGTAGATATATTCAACTAGCTGCTTGAACAGGGGATGATATTTACAATTCTCTAAAATACTAATAGTTCTAATAGAGAAGTAGTCGCTACCTACTATATCACTTTGTTCAAAGTTGGTAAAACGTTCTAAGTATAGAATCCTATTTAAAGCTCGGTAAGTAGGATAAATTCCTCTAATAATTCCATTTTCTGATACATGCTCAGAACTATATAAATTCTGAAGATAAATAACGCTACTATCAGAAATGTAACTCTTTTCATCATTTACGGACAACCCAAAATCTCGGAATGACTCTTTTAAAGAATCAGGGTCTCTTAAACAATATACTCCGTCATCCCCCTGGATATTGAATAAGTTAGGATCCATACCTGATGCAATTGCACACTGGTATTGTACAATTGAGTCAACCTCATTAGTAAAGGTACTGCCAGAAGGTACTCCATGTGGACCACCCATTACTCCATCTGGAGTGATTAAACCAATATTACCAAATCGTTCTTCAATATAAGCAAGTTCATCAAGGTAACGACTATCAAATAATGATTCTATATAATCAAAAGCCACCTTCTGTAGTCTGGTTTTCACAGTTGCATCATAAAGTGAGAAATCAATACTCAGCAATTTATATTCATACGTTTTCGAACGTTGTATCAGCTTTGAAATACTGACATCTACTGCTTCAGGGCCAAGCAGCGCAGATCTCCACCCAAGCTTTCTTTGATATTGAAGAAGTGGACGATAAAACCGCATTTCATTTAGGACATCCGCACAAGGATAACCCCAAACTGTCCTAGTTTTACCACCCTCTTGTGTTCTAGTGAACATAACACAATCGTCACGTCTGGCCAGTAACTGAGTGAACTCACTTTTTAAAATATCTTTCACATCACCTTTATTCCGATAGAATGGAAGACCAGAATTTGTGTTATTCTTAAGATAACCTAGTGCATTTTCTACACTAATGGGTCTTAGACGTCTTGGCTCATCTAATTTGAGATCTGGAACATTATAAGTATCACCTGACTTGAAATACTCTAAAACCAAATCTTTTCTCGTAGCCCAATCTGTTGCCAAACTTCTTGGTCCGAATTTACCACGATTAAGTTGCTCCAAAGATAACAAATCTTCACTCATAAGCGAAGTTTTTGAGTTAAAGATACCGTCCCAAGCGGACAAAATTAGGTCGGGATCTAAATTCTTACTAATGGGAGAAGTGTACACTGAAGAATTCCCAGAAACTACGCTATCCAGTAAGCGGGAAATCTTTAATATTACCTCTTTATCCAAGTCCAACTCATAAAGAAAATCATATTTTATTTG